TTAACTGAAGGAGATATACAGAATGAAACTAAGTGAAATAGCAACAAAACCTAAACTAAACAAAATAGTTTTAGATAAAAAAGAAATAGTGTCAACATATGGAGAACCATTAGAGTTTTTTGTATACGACAGACAACCCATAGAAGTATTCGGAAGATTAGCAAATGCTGATAAAGAACATTTTTCCGATATAGCCAACCTAATGAAAGACTTAATCCTTGATGAAGAAGGTACGCCAGTGATGACTGAAGATAAACAGTTACCATTTGATGTCTTAGTAGAGGCTATGACTAAAGTAAGTGAGACTTTGGGGAAGTAACAAACCACATTATAAAACCCGGTAATGCGGATACGAACTTTATTTTAATGTTGGATTCACTTGCTAAAAGATATGGCAAGTTACCAACAGAGGTGTTGCGAAAAGGTGATAGTTTTGATATAAGTGTTATGGATGTAGCACTTACATATGAAAAATATCAAAGAGATAAAGAAAGCGGAAATATAGATACAAGTATGTATGATATGGATGCACTTAAACAAGCGGCAGATAGAGCAAAAGAGGATCATGAAAATAAACAGCAAAGTATTTCAAAAAAGAATGAAACTACTGGAAAAAGTTCCTGATCAACTTTTAAAGAATGCCGAAACCGAACTTAAAGCACAAACTCCTGTAAGGAGTGGTAATGCTCGTAATAAAACAAAGTTGCGAGGAGATAAAATCCGCAGTAACTATCCGTATGCAGGCAAGTTAGACGAGGGTTGGAGTAGACAAGCACCAGAAGGCTTTACAAAACCCACTATACGGTTTATGGATAAGAATGTGGATAAACTTATTAAGAGAATATAATGGCAAAAGATATCAGAGTATCATTAGAGTTAGACAGTAAACAGTTTGACAAAGGCATAAAAAAGAGTAAACAAGAAGTTACTGGTTTAGGTACCACTGCGAATAAAACTAGTGGTATTTTAAGAACTTTAGCAGGTGCTTTTGCTGTAAGAGAAATAATACAGTTTGGTGATAGTATTACCAACTTAAAGAACAAACTGTTAACACTTAACCCTAGTGCAGATGCAGTAGCAAGACAGTTTGACAGAATAAGAGAAATAGCAATATCATCAAGAAGTGATTTAGATGGTGTTGGTGATTTATACTTTAGAATAGCAAGAGCACAGGATGAACTTGGTATAACATCAGAAGAAACAGCAAGTATAGTAGAGTCAGTTTCAAAAGCCATTACAGCAAGTGGACTTAGTGCCCAAGAAGCACAAGGACCTTTACTACAGTTAGGACAGGCACTACAATCCGGTAGATTCCAAGGTGATGAACTTAGGTCCATATTAGAAGGTTTACCAGATGTTGCAAGGGCATTAGCAAGAACTCTTAATGTTCCTATTGGTAAACTAAAAGATTTAGGTAGTCAAGGCTTAATCACAGGTGATATATTTGTAAGAGCCATGAAAGAAGCAAAAACCAGTATTGATGATGCTTTTGCTAATACAGATGTAACAATAGGACAAGGATTTAGTGTTGTACAAACAAGTTTTGCTGGTTTAGTAGAAAGTGTAGGTGAGAGTACAGGTGTATTTGACAGTATAGCACAAAGTTTAGTTACACTAGCAGACTTCGTAGAAAGATTAAGTAAAAGTGGTGAAGCAATAAAATCATTTGGTGCTTCTATACTTTCTGTCATAGGTATATTTTTGTTATTCGGTAAAGCAGTACCAGCCGCAGGTAGAGCCATTGATAACTTAAGGACCGGCACACTCACAAGTAGTAAGGCCTTTAAAAGTTTTTCTGATATAAACAAAGGTTTAGGAACATCAGTTAAAAATGCCGCAATGAGACTAGTAGGTCTTAAAGAAGTTGGCAACTCTGCTTTAACACCATTTGGTAGATTATCTTTAGTTTTTAATGGTTTAATAAGACTAGTAGCCGGACCTGTAGGTTTAACATTAGCAATCTATGGATTATTTAAAGCAATAAAAGGTATACAAGACTTAAAGGCAGAAGATGCTATTCAGAAAATAATAGGTGAAGGTGCAGAAGCCACTGTTAAGAAAATAAAAGACCTACAAGAAGAAATAAAAGGCCTTGAAGAATCAAACACCAAGATGGTTACTACATTTAGTAAGACAGGTAAACTTACTATTTCATACGAAAAAGATGTAAAAGAAATAGAAAGATTAACAGGTGTTATAGACAAGTTATTCGAATCGTTGTCCATGGAAGACAGAGCAGAGTTTTTAGGAATGGAAGGTTTACCTGATGATCATCCTATTATGGTTACTAAAAGAGAAGCCGAAGAGGCCGCTAAAGCCGCCGCAAAGTTACAAACTGAAATAACAAACTTTATGTTAGGTTTAGGTAAAGCAGAAAGAAGTCCAGAAAAGTTTAATGAAGCAATAACAAGATTAAATGAACTAATGGGTGATCCTAAAACTAATGAAGAGTTCTTAGAATACGAAAAGAATCTAAACTCAATATATAGATTATTTGGTGAAAGCAAACCGATAGCCAAACCTTTTGAAGAGTTAAATGAAGAAGTTGCTAAAGTAGAAGGATTACAACAATATAAAAATGTCGTAGAACAAATAAAAGAACAACTCAAACTTATGGGTATAAGTTCTACAGAAGCAGAAATACTTTTAGGAACATTAAATGAAAAAATATCAAAAAGTGAACAAATATTCTTTACTTTCCAGGATGCAGTAGATTCTGCAGGTATGGCATTGGGAGATGACTTAGCAAATGCTTTAGTAGAAGGTGAAAGTGCATTGGATAGTTTCCAAAACTTCTTTAAGGATGTTGTAAAACAAGTTATAGCAGAAGCAATAAGGCTTACAGTAGTAAGAGCATTGATTAGTAGTATATTTGGTGCTTTTGGATATGGTGTAACTTTTGGAGCAAGTAGTGATATAGCAAGTATTAGTAAAAAAATACCAGGCAAAGCAATGGGCGGACCTGTTATGGCGAACAAACCATACATCGTGGGCGAGAAGGGCCCTGAGTTGATGATCCCTGGCAGTTCAGGCACAATAGTTCCTAATCACGCAATGGGCGGTGCAACCACGGTCAACTACAATATTCAGGCAATAGATTCCGCTAGTTTTCAGCAGAGAATCGCACAAGACCCCCAGTTCCTACATGCAGTAGTTACAAAAGGTGCAAATGATTTACCAAGCGGTAGGAGATTTTAATGAGTTTTCAAACAATAATCAATAATGCTACAAACATAAGCATAAACAATATGCCTGTTACTGGTGCTGTAATGAGTAGATCTCAAAGAGTAAAAACAGCACAAAGAGGACCTTCAATATATAGTTTTGAAGTTACTACTGGTAGACCTTTTGAAATGAACGGAACAAACCGTGCTATGTTGCAGGTATTACAAACAAAAAACAGAACTACTGAAGAAGAAATAACACTCAGTGCAACAACTGGTATGGGTTATATAATGGGTTACGCAGGAACTTTGGATAGTACTCAGTTAAATGCTTTAACTATAGATAGTTTTACAGGTAGCACATTAACTTTAGATACAAGTGCTACTAGTGGTATAACAGCAGGTGATACACTATTTGAAGTAGGTGATTATATACAACCTGCAAACAGTAGATATACATACCAAGTAAAAACTACTGTATTTGGCAGTGACATTGCTTTGGGTTTAGTAGATGTTGAACTTCACAGAAACATATTTCCCAGCACATCAGATGGTGGTAATAACATTGTTGGTCAAGGATTAAATGTTGCTAACAACTGTACATTTCATGTTAAATGTATGAAAATGCCGGCGTATACATTATTACCAGGAAAACTATTTACATTTGATAGTGGGTTTACATTTGTAGAGGTTATACTGTAATGGCTACTACTATAACACCAGTTGTTGGTGCAACAAACATACAAGCAGTATTGTTTATTAAGTTAGGCCCTATAGAAGGCACAACTTATTATGTAGCAAACACATATAAACCTTATACAGTAGACGGTAATAGTTATACTGCATTAGGTAGTTTTATGGGACTTACAGATATCAGAGACGAACTCCGTGTAAGTAATGGAGATGTAGGTGTTTCATTTAGTGGTATACCCACAGATCAAGATTATATAAGTTTAGTACTAAACAGCAAAGTAAAAGGTGCTCCAATAGAAATAAGCAGAGGATTTATTGCGGCAGATGGCAGTTTAGAAGGAAATACAGTATACAGAAGATTTAAAGGTGTTATTCACAACTACGGTATAACAGAAAGTAGACCGCAGTTTAGTGATGAAGCATTTCATAGTGTTACTCTACAATGTAGTAACATAAACAGCATTTTAGAAAATAAAATAGCAGGAAGAAAAACAAACGAACAAGGTATGAAAGAATATTATCCAACTGATGGCAGTTGGGACAGAGTAGCAACACTAATGTCTACTGCTTTTGACTTTGGTAAAGGATATGGAGAAAACACCACAGGTAGTGCCGGAGGCGGTGGTGGCGGTGGAGATGGAGGCGGTGGCAGAAGAGCCGCAATGAGAAGATAATGAGGATATACAGATATGTTAGTAAGGCCAGCAACGCAGGCAGATGATGACCACATTATAGATTGTTTAAGAAAGTTTGCAGAAGAACAACCCATAAGCAAACTTAAAGTAGAAGCAAATCAATATAATGATCATCATGTAAGAAAGATTTTAGATGCTATAAGACAAAGAGGTGTCATACTTATAGCAGAAATAGACAGTGAAATAACAGGTTTATTAATGGCAGTGGTAAATCCAGATATCTGGCTACCACAGATTAAGACCATGAACGAACTTGTTTGGTGGGTACATCCAGAACACAGAAATAGTAGTGCTGGATTAAGATTACTAAAAGAATACACTAAAATATGTGAGAAAAAGGTGAAAAGA